TTTTGGTGGTGATAATTCTGCACTATGTATAAGACAAGGTAATACTGTTCTTGAAATTAAGACTTTCAAATCGATGGATTTAATGCAATTATGCGGTGCAGTTAAAAATTTATATGACGACAGTACAGTCGTAGAACAACCACAAGAAATACTTATAGACGTAATTGGTCTTGGTAGTGGAGTTGTAGATAGACTAGCTGAACAAAATTTACCAGTAAGAGGAGTTAATGTTGCTGAAGCACCATCGACTAAGAAAAACTATTTAAACCTAAGAGCTGAGTTATGGTTCGCAATCAAGGATTGGTTGGTGCTGCGTAATTGCCGACTTCCTAATGATGATGAGCTTGTATCAGAATTGGCAGCACCTAGTTATAAATATACATCAACTGGAAAAATAAAAATAGAGTCTAAGGACGAAATGAAAAAAAGAGGTGTTAAGTCTCCAGACAAAGCTGACGCACTTGCACTAACGATGGCAAGTTCCGCTGCAAGTTTTAGTGGTGGCGAGAACTTTTTAGGGTATAATTTCAAGAAACCCTTGACATCAAGAATAATCAGAGTGGGATAAATTTATGGAATACGACAAAGATCAAGAAATCGAAGAGTTACAAGTAGAAGATTCTTACAATGAAGAAGAACTACAAGGCGTACTTAAATCCGAAATGGATGACGCTAAAGACTTTATCGACCAGATAGACGAAGACAGAGCTGATGCTACTGATTATTACCTTGGTAATTCTCCAACAGCACAAAGTTCTATGCAATCAGAATTTGTATCAACCGATGTTAGAGACAGCGTGCTATTTATGTTGCCTTCCATCATGCGTACATTTTTTGGTACAACCAAAATAGTAGAGTTTATACCTCACGGCCCTGAAGATATAAACCTAGCCAAACAACAAACAGATTACATCAACTATGTAATCCAACAAAAAAATCCAGGCTTCAAAGTTTTATACGATGCTTTCAAAGACGCACTTATTAGAAAAACTGGTTATGTAAAAGCCTACTGGGATGACAGCATTACTGCATCAACACACGAATACACAAACATTTCTCCAGAGGCTTATCAAGCTATTACTCTTGACCCTAATGTAGAAGTGATTGAAGAAAAAATTGAAATGCAAAGCATGACAATTATGAATCCTGAAACTGGTGAAGAGATGACACAAGAAACACCAGCTAGTTATGACGTAAAAATTAGAAGAATTAAACCCAAAGACCAAGTGGTTATCGAAGCAGTCCCAACTGAAGAAGTATTGATTTCAAGACACGCTAGAGATTTAAACTCATCACCTTATGTAGCACACAGAATGGTTAAGACCGTAAGTGACTTGGTAGCCATGGGTTATGACAAAGAACAAATGGAACAGTTCGCTGGTTCTGGTAATGCGGTTGATGAAGAATCATACAACCTAGAACAAGCAAGAAACCCATACGCAGATTTTACTGGTGTTGATAGAGCAGACAGTAATAGTAAAAGTGTTCTCTATGTAGAGCATTATGTTTTTTATGATTTAGATGGTGATGGTATAGATGAAAGGATTAGAGTATGCACTGTAGGGAATGGATTAAATATTGTTAATGCAACACCCTGGGATGATTTACCTATTACACTCTTCTGTCCCGATCCAGAGCCACATACCTCCATTGGCTCATGCCCCGCGGACTACTTGATGCCTATTCAAGCAGCTAAATCTCAGATAATGAGAGATACCCTTGATAGTCTAGGCCACGCCATCTTCCCGAGAATGGGTATAGTAGAAGGACAAGTTAATATTGACGATGTTCTTAATACTGACATAGGACAACCAATTAGGATGCGCGCACCAGGAATGGTACAACCTTTCTCTGTGCCTTTCGTTGGTAAAGAAGCCTTCCCAGTTTTATCTTATTTAGATGAAGCAAAAGAAAACCGTACAGGCGTTTCTAAAGCCTCCGCTGGACTAAACGCAGAAGCATTACAATCTACAACTTCGGCAGCTGTATCGGCAACTATGTCTGGTGCTCAAGGAAGAGTAGAACTTATATGTCGTCACTTTGCTGACGGAATGAAAGATTTATTTAAACTTGTAAACTCTCTTGTAATCAAACACCAAGAAGGTCAAGACATGATGAGACTTAACAACGAGTTCATACCTGTCGATCCTAGATACTGGGATGCTGATAAAGATATGGTAGTTAATGTTGGTATTTCTAAAAACTCTGACGAAGAAAAGTTCCAAGTCTTAACAGCACTATCACAAAAACAAGAACAGATTATGCAAACACTAGGCCCTAACAATCCTTTGGTTAATTTACAGCAGTATGCAAACACATTAACAAAAATGATTGAGATGGCTGGATTTAAAGATGCTACAACATTTATAAATACAACAGTACCGCCTATGCCTCCGCAACCGCAAGAACCAGCTAAACCTTCTCCAGAAGAAATGTTGGCTCAAGCTGAAGCAATGAAGGCACAGAACTTAGCACAAAAAGCAATCATAGATGCAGAGACAGATAGAATGAAAATAATCATGGATGACGATAGAAACCGTGATGAACATGAAGCTGATTTAAAACTTAAGATTGCAGAACTACAAGCTAAGTATGGTGCACAAATTAATGTTGCAGAAATAAATGCAATTATGGAAAGAGATAGAGAAGCTATTAGACAGTTGGCAAAAAGCCAATCTCAAGGAATGTTTACAAATGGCAACGACCAACCAATCGGATAAAATTTACGACTTAGAATTTCTTGATGGAGATTTTATTTATTCTGGAAATGACATAAAGGCTAAAAGCCTAGAAGATGCTAAGAGAGTGGCTTTGATATTTTTACAAATACCCCACGATTCAGAATTAATATCTTCTAAAGTAACTTTAATACATTAACTATGGCAATAACATACAGAGGCGAAAGGTTCGCTGGTTATAATAAACCTAAACGTACACCAGGAAAGTCAAAGAAGTTTGCTGTCTTAGCAAAGGTTGGAGATAAGATAAAACTTATTCGTTTTGGTGATCCTAATATGACAATTAAAAAAGACCAACCAGCTAGACGTAAATCTTTTAGAGCTAGGCATAAGTGTGACACTAATCCGCCTAGTAAATTAACCGCAAGATACTGGTCTTGCAAAAAATGGTAAGGAGATAATTATGCCAAGTAAACCTACGAACCCAAGTCTGTATTCAAGAGTGAAGGCAGAAGCTAAAAAGAAATTTAAAGTTTATCCAAGTGCTTATGCAAATGGATGGCTTGTAAGAGAATATAAAAAAAGAGGCGGTAAATACAAAAATGCCTAAAGACACAGAGGGATTAACTAAATGGTTCAAAGAGAACTGGGTTGACATAGGCTCCAAGAAAAAAGGCGGGGGTTATGAAAAGTGCGGTAGAAAATCTAGTAAAGGATCTAAAAGAAAATATCCCAAATGTGTACCAGCTTCAAAGGCTGCATCAATGACTGATTCACAAAAGAAAAGTGCAGTTAGAAGAAAACGAGCAAAGGCTCAAGGTGTAGATGGTAAGCCTACAAATGTTAAAACTATAATTAAAAAAAGGAGTAAATAATGCCAAAAGGAAAAGGAACATACGGAAGCAAAGTGGGTAGACCGCCAATGAAAAAAGGTAAAAAGAAAGCCGCTAAAAAGAAAAAGTAACTTGTCTTACTTGCTTGGTAAATTTTTAGAATGGTCTTTTAAAAGAAAAGCTAAAAAACTTTTTAATAAATATTCACATGAATACAAAAAAACAGAAACCAAAAAAACAAACAGTTAATTCTTTTTCTAAATTAAAAGCATTAATTAAACTAAGAAATTATGATAGAAAACCTAATAAAACCAGTAAGTAAAATACTAGATCAATTTGTTGTTGATAAAGATTTAAAATTAAAATTACAACACGAACTTAATCAAGAGTTACACAAAGCAAACATAGCACAACTTGAAGTTAATAAAGTAGAAGCTGCTCATCGAAATGTTTTTGTTGCTGGCTGGCGACCCTTTACAGGCTGGGTATGTGCGAGTGCATTAGCATACCATTTCATCATAGAGCCTATTGTTGTTTTTGGTCTTGCTTTATATAACATTCAATTAACATTACCACAGTTTGATATGGGATCACTTTTAACTGTTCTCATGGGTATGCTTGGACTTGGTGGATTAAGAACTTTTGAGAAATCTAAAGGTTTAACAAAATGACTTGGGAAAACTTCAAAGAAGAAGAGTTTGCTTGCAAACATTGTGGTAAAAATGGTATTTCACACGAACTAATAAATAAGTTACAATCTTTAAGAACAGAGCTGGATTTTCCGTTTATTATAACCTCTGGGTACAGGTGTGAAGACCACCCCATAGAAGCGAAAAAGAAAACTCCAGGAACTCATGCAGAAGGACTGGCTGCTGATATATATGTAAGAGGAGACAAAGCACTTCAGATTGTATCAAAAGCTAAAGATTATGGATTTACTGGTATTGGCGTAAATCAAAAAGGCAGTTCTCGATTTATACATTTAGATATTTCAGAAGAACAAACAAACAGACCAAGACCACACATTTGGAGTTATTGATGGACAACCCTATTTTATTTTGGAACGCGATCATTACGTTGGTGTATGTTCCTATTATTTATAGTATTCGTACTAACGCTTCAGATATTCAAAGAGTAGAAATACTACTTAACAAAACAAGAGAAGAGATACCAACACGCTACGCAACCAAACAAGACTTACATTTGGACATGCAAAGAATATTTGATAGACTAGATAAACTAGATGAGAAGATAGATAAACTAATCAGAAGCTAATGGCATCACAAGAAGAAATTTTAAATTCAAACGAAGCAGAGTTAATCCTTAACGCTGAAACTTTCACAAACGCAATCGAATTACTTAAAAATGAATATATAAATTTATGGTTATCATCAAAAGAAGATGATATACATAAGAGAGAAAATTTACACAAAGCAATCAAATTACTTCCAGAAGTTGAAAGACATCTACGCATTATCGTAGAGAAGGGTAAGATTACAAAATCCCAATTAGGAAGATTGCATAAAGTGGTGTAATTTTTCATTTAGTATTGTTAAAATATTACTTTACATTTTTAAGGAATGAACATGACCAACAACGCAAAGCCGATTGGTTTACAAACAAACATGCAAGAGACAGAACAATCTTTTGAAAGTTTTTTGACTCCATCGGAACAACCAGAAAACGAAATAGAAGAAGAGGCAACTGAAGAGTTAGTCGACCAACAGGAAGTTATCGAAGATGACGAACCTTTTGAAGAAGAACTTGAAGCTGCCGAAGAAGAAGACGAACCTCAAGAAGATCAAGTAGAAGAAGAGGAGTCCGAGCAACCACAGCTATATACAATTAAAGTAGATGGCGAAGATACAGAGGTCACGCTTGAAGAACTCCAAAACGGATACAGTCGCCAAAGAGATTATACGAGAAAAACTCAAGAGTTAGCTGAACAGCGTAAAGCTATTGAAGCTCAACAAAAAGAGGTTTCTCAAAAAGACGAAATTTACTCACAGTTGTTACCAAAAATGGAAGCGACTTTGAAGGGCGAGTTAGGAAACGAGCCAGATTGGAACGCACTATACGAAGCTGATCCTATTGCTTATGTCCGTGAAAAAGACGTATGGAATGAGAAGAAGCAAAAGTTGAATGCTATACAAGAAGAAGCAACTAGACTGCAAGAAGAGTCTGCTGCTAAACAAAGAAAGGAACTCGAAGAGTTCGTTCAGTATGGCAACCAACAATTACTTCAACTAATTCCTGAATGGCAAGATAATGAAGTGGCATCAAAAGAAAAGATGTCAATTCGTAATTATGGTGTTAATGTTTTAGGGTATACCCCTCAAGAAATGGACAGCGTTTATGACTACCGAGTTTTACTTGGTTTAAGAAACGCATGGATGCATGACAAAACATTAAAAGCGACTAAAGTGAAACCAACTGAAAAGAAAGCAGTTGCTCGTACTGCAAGACCTGGCACTTCAAACGTACCAAAGACAACAACTCCTGTGAAGAAAGCTCGTCAAAAATTAGCTAAGACTGGAAAAGTCCAGGATGCGGCTAAATTATTTGAACAATTAATATAAACTTTTTAAACATAGGAAATAAATATCATGGCAAAAGTAACAAACGCATTTGATACTTACTCAGCGACTTCCGATAGAGAACAACTGAGTGACGTAATATATAACATCTCACCACAAGCTACTCCATTTATGAGTGCTATTGGTAAAAACTCAATCAAGAACGTAGTCTTTGATTGGCAAACAGAAACTCTACCTACAGCTTCAGGTGCAGGTCAACTAGAAGGTTTTGAACTTTCAAGAGCTGCTTCTACAGCAACATCTAGAGTTAGTAACGTAGCACAAATCTCATCAAGAGATGCAACTGTGACTGGTTCACAACAGGCTTCTGACCCAGCTGGTAAGAAATCTGAAATGGCTCATCAGTTAGCTATTATGGCTAAAGCATTAAAAAGAGACATGGAAACTGCTCTTTGTCAAAAAGGTGCTAAGACAACTGGTAATGCTACAACTGCTCGTGTAACTGGTGGTTTTGAATCTTGGATTACATCTAACGTATCAAGAGGAACTAACGGTGCTGGTAACGGTGGCGGAGCTGCTCCAACAGACGGAACTCAAAGAGCTTTAACAGAAGCACTACTTAAATCAGTATTACAAGATTGTTTCTCCAATGGTGGAGAGCCTTCAATGGCAATCTGTGGCCCTGTAAACAAGCAAGTAATTTCTGGTTTCACAGGTAGAAGTTCAGCTAGACAAATGGTTGATGCAAACACAGTAGAGGCTTCTGTTTCTATTTACGCATCAGACTTTGGCGAGTTAAAAATCGTTCCATCTAACTTCAGTAGAGAAAGATCATTACTATTAGTTGATCCTGACTATGCTAAAGTTTCTTACCTAAGAGACTTCAACACAGTCGACATCTCAACAATAGGTGATGCTCAAACTAAAATGATTTTATGTGAGTATGGATTAGAAATGAGCAACGAAGCTGCTCACGGTATAGTCGCAGACTTAACAACTTCATAAGTTAGTTAGAATTTAGGGAAGGCTTCGGCCTTCCCACCCTTATTTAACATGGCAACAAAACGTACAATCACCGACCATAAAACTGGTTACAAATCAGAGTTCATTACCGAAGATGACAAGCTGGTTTATCATACGACTCAAGATGTTGCTCCCGTCATTGACCACGTTAAGAAACTAAGAGACAATACACTTAAGCCTGGAAAAGATATGCGACACATTGCTGAAGTCCCTATGGTTATTTGGCAAAAAGCATTACGCGAAGGTTGGTCAAAAGATTCAGCTAAATGGAAACAATGGCTCAACGACCCAGATAATAAAGTATTCAGAACATGGCAAGGTAAAGTATGACGTATGCAGAACTTAAAACAGCGATAGCAAACTATCTAAATAGATCAGACCTAACTTCTGACTTAGATACATTTATAGATAATGTTGAGGCGGAACTTAATAGAAGATTAAGAACCAAAGACATGATTAAAAGAGCAACGGCTACAGCTGATGCACAATATTTATCAGTTCCAACAGATTGGTTAGAAGCAATCAACGTGCAAATAGATAGCAATGATTTTAGTCCTCTGTTCCAGCAATCTATAGAGTCAATGGATGTCTATAGAAAAGCAAATAATAACCTTACTGGTCAACCTGTCTATTATGCAATGGTTGATGACACTATAGAATTAGCACCAACTCCAGACGTAGAATATACCCTACAGCTAACTTACTATGCTAAAATATCTTCATTGAGTGATTCTAATACAAGCAACTTTGTATCAGTCTCACATCCAGATGTTTACCTATATGGTGCATTAAAACACGCTTCTATTTATTTGATGGAAGACGAAAGAATACCAATGTTTACTCAACAGTTTGAGAAAGCATTAGAAGAAATGAGACTTGAGCAAGAGAAGGCTGCATTTGGTAAAGGTTCTTTAATGATGAGAAGAAGAACTTACGGAAAAAAACAAAAAAGAAATTATTACTACGGTAATTAATAAAGGAGAATAGAATGGCTGGATTTTCAGATTATTTAGAAGACAAAGTTTTAGAACATGTATTTGGTGGTAATGCTTATACAGCACCAGGAACTTTATATGTTGCTTTGTTTACAGTAGCACCAACAGATACAGGTGGTGGTACTGAAGTATCAGGCGGAGGCTATGTAAGAAAACCAGGAGCTTTTACTGTTTCTGGTACTAACCCAACAACAGCAAGCAACTCATCAGCTATTGAATATCCAACAGCTACAGCTGACTATGGTACTGTAGTTGCAGTAGGTATCTTTGATGCTTCATCATCTGGTAACTTATTAGCTTATGCTAACTTAACAGCTTCTAAGGTTGTTAGTAGTGGAGACGTATTTAGATTTAATGCTAGTGATTTAGATATAACATTGGCATAGAGTTGTGGCTAGTATAGGCTACAACAAGGGTTATTATTCAAGATCAAAGTATAATAATCTTTCCATACAATGTAAGGTTACTATTCAAGCAGCTACCGATGGTAGTGCTACACTTTCACAAACACATAGCTCAACAGCTGTAATACAAAGCGTATCAGGTTTCAACGCCTCTGGTACACAAATAGATAAAGCACTAGCAACAGTCTCAGCTGTTTCAGGATTTACTGCGAGTGGAAGACAAATAGATGTCGGCTCATCAACCATAGAAGCAATCTCTGGTTTAACTGCTGCTGGTTCCATCGAACATTCTGGTGCGTCCATCATAGAGGCAGTATCAGGTGTTGATGCAAAAGGTAGTGCAACCTTTAAAGGCGTTGCAACTATTAATGAATTAAGTGGATTTGAAGCAGAAGGTGGTCTAAAATGGAATGATATTGTAGTTCCATCGGATAATTGGACAGATCAAAATGTTGCAGCAGCAACCTGGACAGATCAAACAAACCCCTCAACTACTTGGACTGAATTAGACAAACAAGAGGCGGCGTAATGGCAGAT